CGCCTTTGGCGCCTACTCCCCGGGGCCCCGACTGTGCCCTCTCCCTCTCCACTCGTTTGGAGGGGGGGAGGCGCAGCCTATCCCGGGGGGAACTGGGTGAGTAGTCCAGTCGAAGTATTGTTGAAAGCTTTGATTGGGCCTCGCCCGGAGGTGGTAATGACCACCCCCTAGGCCTTTGGCCTTGGAGTCGGCCTTGGGTTTTTCCCCCAAGGGTGGACCAATCCTTTCCTTTCTGTAGATGACCACCTTTCCTGATCATAAAATCAAAAAAGATAATCTCAAAAACCGACCACCCCAGAGGGTAGGCGCTAAGCGCCTCTCTAAAGGGGGCAGTATTCTTGATCGGTGGGTCGTTCTTCTAAAAGTAATGGACTGGATCCACAAAGAGTTTTACACCTCTTCCGCAGGGTCCTTCTTTAGGTACTCCCGGTTCCTCTCTCGGATCCGGAGGGTGATTAAAGGGCAGGGGGTTCCCGGTTCTCTTTCCTGGATTAAATCCAGGAGGAACGGTTACCTCCGTTACCTGGCATCTCCTCCTGGTTCGCCTGAGGAGATCAAGCTCCGGCGCCATCTGAAGCGTGTATGGGGTCATCGCGCAGCAGCTGTACTGCTGAAAAAGGAGGCTCCCGTTATTCGGGTAGTCCTCACAGCCTTCACGGCACTGCGCGGTTTCTGTCTACCAGTTAAAGTAGACACTTCCCAGATTACGGGACAGTGGACTGGAACCGATCACGGGTCTTGGTCCTCCTTCGTCGCTCCCTTTTGGGATCGGCTTCGGAAGTCTAAGATTGTACCGTCTCCGATGGCACCACCAGTCTGGAGGAAGTATCATTTCTCTCTCCGTGCTGGTCCTAGTGGAGGACCAGCGATCTTTGGTGCTCTAGCTGACCTTAGAGCAGCGCCCCAAGCTCTGAGGGAGGCTATCGCCACTGTTGGAGGGGAGGAGATCCGTCGTAAGATGGATTCCCTCCTGGAGTTTTCGTCCACGGTCCTTTCTGATCTCTCTCTTCGGACTATTAGTCCTGGGAAGGGAGTGATCCGTAGGATCGTAGGGATCCCTGATCGGGAAGGAAAGACGCGGGTAATCGCCATTGGGGATTACTGGTCTCAGACTGTTCTGAAACCTTTCCACGACCTCCTCTTCAGGATCCTGAAGAGAATTCCCCAGGATATGACCTTCCACCAGGGGGCCTTTGTGGACACCATGAGAAAGTGGGGTGAGGGTGTAACCCTCTACTCCGTGGACCTGAGCTCGGCGACCGATAGGTTTCCGATCCGGGTCATCTCTGATGTCCTAAAGGGTGGTTTCCCTGACGAGTTCGTCGAAGCCTGGGAACACATTATGGTTGGATACCCTTTTCAGGGTTCGGGGGATGAAGTCCGCTACTCGGTAGGGAACCCTATGGGTCTCTACTCTTCGTGGGCTTCCTTCGCCCTGGCCCACCATTTTGTTATGTTCCAGTGCTGTCAAGAGCTTTCCATCTCTTGGCGTAGGGCTAAATATGTCATTCTTGGCGATGATGTCCTAATCGGTGATTCTCGTCTTGGGGAACTTTACCAGGTTCGGGTTAGATCCCTTGGAATCGATGTCTCTCCGCTTAAGACTTTCACGTCCCCACTTGTGTGTGAGTTTGCGAAGAGGTACTTTTTCAAGGGGGAGGAAGTAACCCCGTTCCCAGTGTCGGCCGTTGAGGCTACTCTGGGAGACGTTTCTCTCCTTGTTTCCACCATAATTGGTGAGGAGAGGAAAGGGTTCTTCCCCCGTTCTGGGATCCCTGGGGCTGTTAAGAATCTAAGTAAGATTCTTCACCACCGAGGAGTGTTTGCTCGGCACCGGCACCTTCGTGCTGTCGATGCTGAGTCGGCCACCCGACTTGTCCAGATGACTCTGGACCCCGCCCAGTTTGTACTGGACGTGTCTCAGGTGACCGATCCTGCCTTCCTTGATATTCTTCCTGGCATTGCCGGGGAAATTCTTAAGGAGGCGGTGACGGACACTATCCATGATTCCCTTTCGAGGGGCGCGGGTAGTCTCGACCTCCGGGTGCGTGATGATCTTGTCAAGATTCTTGATCAGTCGCATTCCCTACTGGTGGACCCGAGCCCGGTTCTCGACATTCCCTTCTTCTTTGTCTATAATGACCTCGAGGGGGTGGTCAGCAATATTGATTTTAATGTTGATCAGCTCCTTACGGAATTCTCTCTCGTTGACCTGGATCTCCTTAGTGAGGTTCTTGTGAACCCTCTTCGGGAGAGCTCCTGGGGTCTTGACAAAAGAAAGCGTAAGGTCCGAGCCTGGTCTCGGGTTGCCAGGGCTTGTAGGACGAGGATGTCCTCTTATCTTAATCTCTTTAGCCCGAATCGGGCGCCCTCTCCTCCCCCCCCTCCTGTGAGACCGTGTGGATTCTTTTGTAGGAATCTATACCTTTATCACAGGCTGTGGGCGGGTCGAAAGGGCTGGGATAAGACGTGGATGGATATGGTTGGGAGACCTGTGTCTCTTGATCAAGATGATCGGGAATCGTGATTGGCACTTGTGTCAATTCACCCCGGCCGTCATCCTGTCCTCAACCGAGGGCCCTAAGGTAG